AGTATAAAGCTAATTTCACCTAATACACAATACCTACATATGGCAAATATCCGTATCGCAGCCAACGCCGTCAATGCGCGCGTGTTGGACATTGATGATGACCTGAAATTGGAGTTATCGGACCTGCTTTCGTTCCAGATCGCGGGTGCTGAACACTCCAGTTCGTTCAAGGCTGGCACGTGGTCGGGCCGCAGTACCCTGTTTGTATATGATCGGGCAGTGTTTCCGGCTGGCCTGGTGCATCTGGTTATCTCGCACCTCAAACAAAAGGGCCATCAAGTCTCCCTGATTCGCAACCCCGCACCCGAACCGCTCGGTGAAAAGGATCCGCAGATCGATGAATTCGGCTACACCGAGGAATATGACTACCAGTACAAGACGGTTAACAACCTGATTAAGCACCGAGCAATGATCGCGCAGGTTGCTACCGGTGGTGGTAAGTCGCGTATCGGTGCGCTCGCGTTCGCCAAAATCAAGCGCCCAACGCTGTTCTTGACCACTCGCAGCGTCCTGATGCACCAAATGAAGCGCGCCTTCGACAAATCCATCAACTACCGCAAGTCTCAAGGCGAAGAGGGCTTGGATAAGGTCTATTGTGGTGTCATGGGTGACTCGGAATGGCAAGTTTCTCCACACTTGAACGTGGCAATGGTGCAAACCATCATGGCGAAGCTGAAAGACCCGGCTACTGAACCCAAGATGCGGAAGATCCTTGAGCATTTTGAGTTTGTGATCCTGGAAGAAGCCCATGAATCCTCAGGTGAAGGGTACTACACCATCCTGAACGCCTGTAAGAATGCCGTTTATCGCTTGGCTCTGACCGCAACGCCCTTCATGCGCGAAGACGAGGAAGCCAATATGCGCCTGATGGCTGTTTCAGGGCCCATTGGTATCCGCGTAACCGAAAAGGAACTGATCGACAAGGGTATTTTGGCCACTCCACAGTTCAAAATCGTTAAGTTAAGACCGCCTGCGCGCGTGCGTAAGACCAGTAATTGGCAACTGGCTTACAAATACGGGATCGTTGAGGCGGAAGAACGCAACGGGATCATCGTGGATGAAGTCGATGCGGCAGTAAAAGCCGGATTGTCGTGCATGGTTCTGGTCCAGCGTACAGATCACGGGGATATCCTACGTAAGGCTATCGCTGCTAGAGGCGTCCGTGTCAAGTACATTCAGGGTAATTCGTCCCGGGATCAGCGACAAAGCGCCCTGAACGACCTGCGAGACGGCAAAATCGACGTGCTGATTGGCTCCACCATCATGGACGTGGGTGTTGACGTGCCCGCTGTGGGCATGGTGGTACTTGCGGGCGCAGGCAAAGCTGAGGTAGCATTACGTCAACGGATCGGTCGTGGTCTGCGTCGGAAGCCCAAGGGGATGGCTAATAAGGCTTACATCCTGGAATTCGAGGATACCTTCAACAAGCACCTGCAAGGGCATAGCGACCAACGCCGGTATATCTTGGAAAGCACCCCAGGATTCGCCGAAAATATACTCAACGGTGCTGATTTCGATTACAAGAGGTGACAAACATGGCAAGTGATGGACGTAAATCTCTGATGCTGACTGCGGAGTGCCATGCACACCTGATGCGGCTTGCTCAGAACTTCGATGTGACCCAGCAAGAACTGGTTGATGGTATGATCCAGACGGTTGACAAGGTTCGCCTGGCTGCTGCACTCCAGGAAATCGTGTCCAAGCGCAAGGCGACGGCTGCTGAAACGGCTGCAAAGCGCAAGCTGCTGGAAGACCTGACTGCCGGTCTGTCGGTGGGTCAGCTGGAAAAACTGCTCAAGGAAGCCAAGGGTAGCCTGTAAGTAGTTGTAACACCCAAATAGCGCTTGTGTCATCGTGACGTGAGCGCGTAGAGATAGCCCCGATGCTCACCCATCGGGGCTTTTCCTTTTTATGAGGGTACTCTCGCGCGCGTGTGCGTTCATTTATATACACACAGCGTAAAGGAGGGAATGCTTATGCGTATCCGCTCGATCCTGCTGGCCACCATGTTGTTCTTTGGTGTCAGCGCTTCGGCTCATGCCGTACAGCAAACCAAGTCCGACGAATTTTGTCTGGCTTTGACAGCGTTCACCGAAGCACGTGCCGAAGGTGAACATGGAATGGCTCTTGTAGTCCATACGGTGCTTAATCGCGCCAAAACACGTAAGACCTCGGTATGCAACATCGCATACGCGCCGTCACAGTTCCACGGCGTTCTCAATTGGCCAAAGGGCCGGAACCCCAGCGCGAAAAACCCCGACGCATGGGCAGTAGCAGTAAGGGTAGTCAACCGAGTCTATGCAGGTGCATATGACTTTGGCTCATGTACCGGAGCGGAATACTTTTATGCTCCTAAGGTAGTACGCCGTCCACCGGGTTGGTCTACACGACTCCCCTATCTGTGCCAGTATCGCGGGCATCGATTTTACGGCGTAGCGTAATTTCCAAGTACACCCGCGAGAACCCTCAGTTATAGTGTCATCACGTCGCGCAGACATGCTTTAAACAAGCGCTGCGCAGCGTCAACCACTCAAATCTCACACAACAAAAGGCAAGCAATCATGGGTAACACCCTGAAGGAAGTCCCGCAGAACATCGCAATCGCAAAGGTTGTGCATCACGGCGAGCAGATCACCCTGCCGGTCGGCATGAACCTGGACGAAGCGATCGCCACCCTGGAACGTCGTCAGACGTACCTGGAAGAGGAGATGAACTTCTCCCAGCAGTTCGCGTACTTCCCCTACGACGGCGCCAACGCCATCAACGAAGTGCTGGAAAAGCAGTTCGGTTGGTCCATCGCTGAGCCGACCCCGGGCTTCTTCGGCAAGCAGCCGCCCAAGCTCATCAACATCGAAGTGGCTCCGAAGCAGTTCAAGAAGGTTCCGTGGGGCCGCTTCGCACTGCCGGGCACCGAAGGCGGCTGGATCCAGTGCAGCGCCGCGTGGGACGGTTCGATGGTCAAGTTCGCTCTGGCCGGCATCGTCAAGCGCAAGTACGAAGACGTGGTCGAGTCCATCTTCGCCAAGACCCGCGAGTACCTGGAGACCAACTCGATCTACAAGGGCAAGGCGGTCAAGATCCGCTTCAACGACGAAGACGGTGGAGCGCTGGAAATGCCGATCCCCGAGTTCATGGACCTCACGGACGTGGACGAGAACATGCTGATCTACTCGGACGACGTGCAGACCCAGATCACCAACAACCTGCTGACGCCGATCGAGCGTGTCGCTGACCTGATCGCCAACAACGTCCCCGTCAAGCGCGGTGTGATGCTCGCCGGCAAGTACGGCACCGGCAAGACCCTGGGCGCGAAGGTCGCTGCCAAGAAGGCTGTCCAGAACGGCATCTCCTTCATCTACATCACCCACGCTGATGAACTGGCCAAGGCTATCGCCTTCTCCAAGCAGTACCAGTCACCGGCCTGCGTGGTGTTCTGCGAGGATATCGACCGCGCCCTCAAGGGCGAGCGTACCCAGGAAATGGACGATATCCTGAACATCATCGACGGCATCGACACCAAGACCTGCAACATCATCACCATCCTGACCACCAACCACATCGAGAACATCAACCCGACGATGCTGCGCCCGGGTCGTCTGGACGCGATCATCGAAGTGAAGGCGCCGGACGCGAAGGCTGTCCAGAAGCTCCTGCGGGTGTACGGTGGCGTTGCGATCCGTCCGGAAACCGACCTGAGCAAGGCCGGTGCCGTGCTGGACGGGCAGATTCCGGCTGTCATCGCCGAAGTCATCAAGCGTGCCAAGCTGGCTGAACTGTCCCGGACCCCTGCGGGTCAGGTCATCACCGACCTGTCCGAGCAGGCAATCCTGGAAGCGGCCGAGTCCATCAAGGCTCACGTCGACCTGCTGGAGCGTCGCAGCAACGAGCAGTCGCCGAAGGTGCCGGCACTGGAACAGATCCTGATGAACTGCGTGACCGCAGCCCTGACCAACAACCCGGGCCTGATCACCAGCAACATCGCGGTCACCGTGGTCAAGGAGTAACGATGACGCATCCGAAGCCTCTCGCGGGGCTTCGGATCGCTATCGTAGGAAAGTTCAGCGTCTATCACCATGTAGTCGCTGAACTGATCGAGGAAGCTGGTGGAACCTTCGTCGAATTCGTCGATAGGTCCACCAGCTTTCTTGTTTCTGGAGAACCCTCACAAGAAGGCGGCATGAAGTCCGCAGCACACCGGGCTAAACTAGCAGTAGCGAGGCAGTGCGACGTGAAAGTCTTAACCGAAGACGAGTTCTCCGAAATGGTACGACCCTACGCTGAGTACGATCCCGAAGCCCAAGCGGCAGCAGACGCTGCCAAATTACAAACCCACGACAATTACGGAGACTGGTGATGGCAAGCATTGTGAGTGGCAAGAATGTCGTAGTGACGGGTACGTTCCCGGGCAAGCTGCGTCCTGCTGTTGAGCAATCGCTCCGCGACCTCGGTGCCAACGTGCAAAAGGCAGTCGGTAGCACTACTGATTACCTGTTCTGTGGTGCCAAGGTAGGCGAACGCAAAACCCGCGCAGCTGAATCCTTTGGCGTCAAGATGCTGAACCTGGATGATTACAAGGCGATCATGCGCGGTGACGACACCCGAGCCGAAGAACCGGTCGTCATCAAGCCCAAGATGACCCACGAGGAATACATCGCGTCGATTCCGGAGAACTATGGTGGGTGGTAAGACGATCACGGAAGCATACGTTGCCCATATCGAAGCATTACGTCGGCAGTGGCACTTCCTGGCAATCGAACACTTGGCACGAACGATCAGTGCCACTGCCGGTGGTAAGTTGATTGCCACGTTACGCGAAGTCGCAGCAACGCGTCCTGCGCCCAATTACGGAGAATGGTAATGGCGATGTATAACGATGATGGTGATGATTGGGCTGTCCATGACATGACCTTGGATGAATCTGAATTCGCCAGGGTCTACGTGGAAATTAGCGATCCGTCCGGTGTCACAAAGGTCTTGGTCAAGAGCATCGATCAAGCCTTTATTTTCAATGGAGAGGAAGCTGCGCACGAATTTTTCAGGGACGTGAATCGTTTAGAGCGTGATCGACAAGAGCGCGTGAACCTTGCAACCCAGCGTTTGAAGGAGGATCCACGATATGGCGGGTGGTAAAGCGATTACCCAGACTGAAAATGGACGCGTAACGCGCGAAGGTGGGTATGGGTTCTATATCGTCCATATCTACGACACTGGCGAAAAACATCACTTCCGTCAGAAAAACAAGGCTCTGGAACTTTTTCGCAAACTCGACGCGACCGCACAAGCCCGTTATATGTTGCGCTTGAACGCTCGACGCTTGGAGGAAGAAGAAACGTATGGAGTCTGGTGACCAGAAAGTAACTACGGACTTGATTTACGCCGAACTGAGAAGTCGCCTTAGGGTGCTACAGGCTGAAATCGAAAACACCGATCGGCGTGATCCGTTCTTGCACGAATTGTACTCCCAGCGCCGACAACTACGGGCGACGATCCAATCACTGAACGACCAAGTAGCGTGGGAGTCTGAAATGGCTGTCTTGTCGCGGTCAATGCCGGAGCAATATGGTGGATGGTAAACAAGTAAAAACCATAGTATCCAAGGAACTGGTGTATTCACAACAGGCGTTGTATAGGATGCCTACTGTGAACATCAACCTTACTGAAAGCAGGCTGCTGCCTAGGGGCGCCTGGCTGCAATTCAACCACGAAACGGCGAACGTCAAGATCGGCGAAGCTGCGATCATCCGTATATTCCACGACCGCACGATGATTTCCGAGTGGGTATGGGTTCGGCATCGTTTTTCGTGGTCTGCGTATCGACCCGGTGACTCGATTCAGGGTGGGTTGATGCGGATATGCAAGCTGATCTTGGAGAATTCCTTGTCCGAATATGTCCTGCAAGTCCAATGCCGCGACGCTCGTAACCATATCTACAATCGCCCCAAAATCCAGCACAACTATGGAGGCTGGTAATGCGCGTTGAAACACGCCAAATCAGGATGAGGGAAGATTATCCCGTCACACCTGATCTGCACGAAGCCGTGATCCACATAATAGACATGTACGTGGATCAGTTGTACGGCTACGCACAGCCCGAAGTCGCAATGGAATTCAAGCTGATGTACGGCTACGCAGTAGTCACCATACGACCGGCTTTTTATTGGGACAGCAACACGGACCAACGCGCGTTGCTGTGGCGCATATCCATCGTGGAATTTGAGGATCGAGCGCATTGCGTCATGACCAAGCAGGATGATTTGTGGCGTGGCGAACATGTTCAAGTCCGTAATGCGATCCGAAAGGACATTGCGGAACATGCTGCTAATAGCGTTCCCGAACAATACGGAGACTGGTAATGCCACAGCTTGCCGAGCTATATGCCGTCAAGTCGCTTTTGATCGACGGTCAACAATTCAATCCAACCACCACGGACGACTACACGAAAAACTTCCAGTACGGATCAGTCCGGTATATTTTGCGCTCCAAGCGTATGGCGAAAATGACCGGGCATTACTGGTTCTATGAACTACGGGTCGTGGACGAAGACACCCAAGAAATGCTGTTCTTTTGCAACGGGACCAACTTGCCGCATATCTTGGACCAATATATTGCCTTTGCGGATGAATATACAGCGTTGTACCCGCCCATCATCCCGCAAATCATCTACGATTCGATCT